ATGAGCACAATGTTGCAGCATCTTTTGATGTTCTACAAGCTAGGCGGTAAGCAATTGTATTACTTTAACACCAATGACGGACAGGGCGAAATTGATGTTGGTAAGATGATGGGCGAACTTGAAGTCGTTGAAGTAGACGATGCAGATTGCGAAAGCTGTCACATTTAACACTTGACATGCCCTAAAGGGCATGTTAATATATATTATACACATACACAAGGGTAAGAGATTAGATGAGCGTTTTTAACACTGCAAACAAAGCAGACCACACTAAAGTATTAGCATTCCTAGATCCAACAGGTGGACCTACGATTCAGCGTTATGACACACTAAAGTATAAAAGCTTTGATGGACTTACAGACAAGCAACTAGGATTCTTTTGGCGTCCTGAAGAAGTTGATGTAACTAAGGACAGCAAAGACTTTAAAGCTCTTAGTGACCATGAGCGTCATATCTTTACAAGCAACCTAAAGCGTCAGATCCTACTAGATAGTGTACAAGGTCGTGCGCCAGTAGAAGCATTTTCGCCAATTGTAAGTTTGCCAGAGATTGAGAATTGGATTACAACGTGGACGTTCTCAGAAACAATCCACTCACGTTCGTACACACATATTATTCGTAACGTATACAGCAACCCTAGCAAAATCTTTGATGAGATGCTAGACATTGCAGAGATTGCAGACTGTGCTGGAGACATTAGCAAGTACTACGATGACCTTATTGAAACTACACGCTGGTACAAGTTGCTAGGTGAAGGCACACATACAGTCAACGGCAAGAAGATCACAGTTGATCTTTATGAACTAAAGAAATTGTTGTGGCTTACACTAATGAGTGTTAACATTCTTGAAGGTGTGCGTTTTTACGTAAGCTTTGCATGCAGCTGGGCGTTTGCAGAGATGAAGCAAATGGAAGGCAATGCTAAGATTATTAAACTTATTGCCCGTGACGAAAACTTGCACCTAGCAAGCACACAGATGTTGCTAAAGATTCTTAAGAAAGATGATCCAGACTATGTAAAGATTGCAGAAGAAACAGAAGAAGCATGCGTTCAAATGTTTGTTGATGCAGTTGATCAAGAGAAGGCATGGGCAGAGTATTTGTTTAAAGATGGATCAATGATTGGACTTAACACAGAGTTGTTGAGTGGATACATTGAATGGATTTGCACACGTCGAATGACTAATGTAAATCTAAAAAGCCCATACACTACTTCGCAAGCTAATCCTTTACCGTGGACTGCTAAGTGGATTTCGGGTGCAGATGTACAAGTAGCACCACAAGAAACAGAAATTACATCATATGTTAGTGGCGGCACTAAACAAGATGTATCAACCGACACTTTTAAAGGATTCAGTTTATGATTGAAATTTACGGAAAGCCAGCCTGTCCTTTTTGTGATATGGCAAAGGCGTTGTGCGAAACAAGAAAGTTACCGTTTAAGTACTTTCAACTTGGCACAGACTTTACCCGTGACGAGGTACTTGAAAAGTTCCCAGGAGCACGTACCTTCCCACAAATTACAGTACACGGAACAAAAATTGGTGGCTACGATAAGCTAGGCACTTACTTAGAAGAAACTAACTATAACGGAACAGGATACTCACTATAATGTTAATTGAAGCACCCTATAAAGTCGGAGACACGGTCTCTTTTAAATTAAACTCAGGCGAAGAACTTGTAGCACGTCTTGATACAGAAGATGCCAAAAGCTTTACTTTACGTAAGCCGATGGTTCTTATTATACAAGAGCAGGGCCTAGCATTAGCACCTTTTATGTTTGGCGTATCACCTGAACAAAAGTTTGTATTACAGGCGCATGCAGTAAGTTGTGTTGCTAAAACTGAAGTAGAAATTGGCAAGCAATACACTTCACAAACTAGCGGAATACAGTTAGTTTAACACTCCGGACAGTGCGTCGATAAATACATTCACAAGAGGAATGTATTATGACAATATTTCGCGGCGCACCGTTTGACAAGAACAATTTATTCAATAGAGCTGCTGTAGACGGCGGCACACTAGTTTATGAAAATGATACTAGTTTTTCTATGATAGAAGGCGGCTCGTTTACACAATCACAACCATACCAAAACGCCGGTCTTCTACCTAAGCAAGGCACTGCCACATACATTCCTGATCCTAACTACGGGCCTTTCGGTCCAATCCAAGGGAGTTAAAGTATGGCAGAATTAGGTAGTATACTTCTACGTCGCGGCACTACAGCCGAGCGATTAGAGTTTGTTCCACTTATAGGTGAGATCATATACGATACTGAATTAAAACAAGTATTTGTAGGTGACGCAGAAACATACGGAGGACGTACTGTATTTGACAACACTATTGTTGTAGACAGTACAGGTACATTAAATGTAGGCGACAACGTTGCAGTAATAGTAGGCGATGATGGGTTAGCTCGAAGTTTACGACTTCCAGGTGGTACAGACAAGGATAGACCGCTACCTACTCAAGGTGCATTAAGATTTAATACTACTGATAAAACACTTGAATTTAGTGACGGCGACGAATGGTACTATCTTGATAAAAATGTTATCAGCGGTAATGTAATTGAGTTGCATGTAAGTTTAGACGGTACTGATACTAGAAGATACGGAGCACAACGTGGACGCAGTTGGGGAACTGCATTTAAAACTCTTAACGTAGCGATGCGTGAAGCAGAAGACATAGTCAATGCAAACCCTGAAACTGAACCATTTGTTAATGAAGAACAGCCATACCGCAAAATACAAGTTCTTGTAAAAGTAGCAAGCGGAATATATGAAGAACACTTGCCAATACGAGTGCCGGCTAACACAAGTATATTCGGTAGTGGTCAACGGCGTACAACAATTCGTCCTAAAGCAGGTGTTGTCAGTCAGTCTCCGTGGACTAAGGTGCGCTTCTGGCGCGAAACTACTGCCTTCCCTAACGGGTATTTTGGGTTCCATTATCTAACAGATCCAAGAGACGAATTTAGTACACCAAAAGACAACACTGATATTGATATCTTTTTATGTAATGATACAAATTGGTTTCACGACTTTGGCACAGACTTACATAACAGTTTTGGTTTTGTTCTTGACCCAGAAGGTCAGATTTTAACTAAGTCACCTTATCCACACACAGGCGTTTGTTTTCCAAAAAGTTCTTTTGCAACTTCGCCATACGAAGTTGGATTTCACGGAGGCATGTTTGCAGACGGATTTACAGGTAACCAAGATTTTAATATCGATGCTGTTGAATCCGGTGGAGCAATGGTTGCTAGTGGGTTTTGGCGCAAGCCGGCAATGCCTACAGCATTTTATATTGGTGGCACTAGATACCAAGCTGATAGTGCAGAAGCTGACGGCACTGGCGAAGAAGACGGAGCAGAGTTACTAAGACTAAACAGAGCTTTTATACAAGAAGAAACAATACAGTATGTGAACGACACTTATCTGTTTAAGTATAATGAAAGCAAGTGTAGGCGCGACCTAAATATTATTTTAAGAAATGTAGGATATGATAATGTACTTGGAACAAATTTCTTAACTTACTTTACTTCAAACGCATATCTTAGACCTAATAGTGCATATGTGTTATCAGATCAAAATGAACAAACCCGTGGCGGCATTAACTCTGCAAAAGGATTAGCTAACACAAGTTTAGCAAGCCATACGCCTACACAAGAAAAAAACGTTGAACTTTTTAATAATATACTTACTACTATTAGCGATCGTACTCTACCTACATTATATTGGCCTACTACAGTATATGATGATGAAAAGGATGCAGCTAAGACTATTTTACTTGCTAATATGAACTTTATTAAACAAGAATTAATTGCCTGGATTAATTATCAAGTAGTAAATAATGTTGCACCGTTTGGATTAAATTATGTATATGATCAAGAAAAGTGTAACCGAGATACAGAATTATTAATTAACGGATTAATTTTTGATTTATTATACAACGGTAACTATGCAACGATTGAAATTGCTAGATCGTATTGGCTAGGCACAGTAAGTCAAATTCCTACACAACAAACACAACACGCAGCAGCATACACATTTTTATCATCTATTGTAACTAAGATTTTAACTAACGATAATAATATTAGCTGGCTAGATAAGTTTCAACTAAATGAACCACAAGTGTTAGTTGAAGTTATTACTCCTCCTAATGCAGCACTAATACAAAAGGCTAGTTCTCTTATTACAACTATTACTGAAATAGTCGAGAACGGTACAAATTATTCTCCAATTGTAGAATATCCTGACTTAACTACATTGTATAATAATCGTCCTCCGTTGTACAAAGAAGAATTACAAAATGTCATTGATGCTAGAACACAAC